ATGAATATCGAACATCCGATGGTGACACAAATGAATGATTTCGGCTATCCAAAACGTTACTGGCCATATGAAATGTCCCGAAATGGTTATCGATTAGAGGACGAGAACCGTGAGAAAGGATTTGATGATGATGAGACATCAGATGACATTTGATGCCCGAAAAGAAGCACAGCATTGCCTAGTACAAGCTGGCGGCTGGATCACTTTTCATCAAAAAGAGCCGATGTTTGCTTTCCCCACGGCAGAAGAAAAACGCACATACATGACCCTCATGGCAGAAAAAGACGTTGATGACAATAAGAAGGAAAGGATGAATGCGACATGAATCGATTGAAGCAAATCATGACATTCCTGAAATGTTTGCTCAATGCGGGTCAAAACGAACAAGACATTCGGCAGTGGGCGAAGGATGACGGGAGATCGTAGCATGGTCCTTCATTTTATCATTGAAAAAGAACATTTATGTACAAAAGAGACATTGATAAACAGAATTCAAACAGCCGCTAAAGCGCAATGCACAAGCAAAATAAAAGGCGCATTATCACTCGACATTCGCTCATTTTACAATATGCCCATTGATCTAGCGAACAGCCAAGACACGCGTACATCTGCAGAAAAAGGCTTGATACGCCCGGTACACATCTGCATTCTTCAACCAAATTTGCAGTATATACAAGAAGCACTTCATGCCGTTACCGATGACGCCTCTTTACAGATTGTAGAATTAAGAGTTTCACAGTTTTATAGCATGCGTCCTCGAATGGAAATCATTTTAAATACGATGGGTGATGATATGAGATCCTCACCACCAAATAAGGAGACAAGCATATGAACGAGCCAAAACAACTCATGATTCAAGAAAACCAGACATTTGTCGGTGAAATGGAAAAAGGAAAGATTCAAGTCATTGTGTTAGATGGAAACGTAGGAACGGCTTATATGATGGATGTACCTGAGCATGGAAAAACGATTATTCAAACAGCAAAAGGGCATTTTGCAAGAGTCGATCATGAGATTGGTTTTAAAATCAGCTAGTCTGATGAACAAGAACAACTGAATAAGTCCAAGACGGAAAGCCTGCGGACACTGATCAAGACCCTATAAAAAGGGGCTGATTGGTGTCCGTTTTTTATTTTCTTAAAAAAGGGAGAGAGCACAGATGCAAGATTTACTGATCGAATATAAAAGAAGTTTAAAAGATGCCAGAAAACGATATGAACAATTGAAAGACAAAGAAGAGAAACAGATGTCAGATCAGGACAAACATGATCAAAAAATGATCGCCAGTATGGTCAGTGATTTAGAATACGTGGTGGAATGGCTTCAAATCGGTAGAGAGCCAGGCGCACGCAGAGGATTAGATAGACGGTCTGTGTACCAGCGCACCATTCTTGCTAATCAAGAGGTATTAGAGGCTTTATCACATGAATACACCCTCATTCAAGAGAAAGAAAGAGAGGTAAGTGAGCGGGACAAAAGGCGAATTGACGAAGCCTTATCCGTTTTGACAGATCGAGAGAAAGACGTATTTTTTATGCACACAACGCAGGGTCTGTCATTTAGCGAGATTGCGATCATGCTAGATGTAAAAAAAGGAACAGTCCAAAAACATATGGAAAGAGCTCGGACCAAAATGTCCAAAAAAGTACAAGAACGCCTATTCAGAGCTGCTGAATAGGCGTTTTTTCTTTCATCACATCAATCTTCAAAAGCTTGTCTTACAGTTGCCATCTATAGTTAGAAAGACCAAACGAATGTTTGCTAGCCCGGCACAAATGATTTCTCTTCAGGGAATCATTCGAACTAAAAGGAGGCGGCAGGTGAATGTAAATGAAAGATAAACGGATAGAGGCTAAGCAGGATTATATGAAAGGGATGACGTACCAGCAACTAGCCGATCATTACAACGTCTCCATCCATACCGTCAAATCATGGAAAAGACGATACGGTTGGCAAAGACAAAAAACACCGTCAAAGCAGGCGCACTCGATCTTTCATCAATTTCTTTCAGATGAAACGATTGAAATCATGGAAAAAATGGATGGGCGCACATCTCTTGATATCATCTGGGATCAAATTCAAATTCAATACGCAGCCATTATTCGAGCGCAGCGCATCATGCATGTAGCAGATCAAGATGATATGATCAAAGAACTGAAAAAGGCGACGTACTTGCCTTCTTCATTAGAGGAAGAAACAGGTGAAGGCATTCATCCAGAGCCAGAGATCACGGCAGAGGAATTTTCGTTTCAATTTTCATGGGATCGGCATGCCACTTTTTTAAATGCCCAATCTCGTGCAATGGGAGAGCTAAGACGGCTGATTAAACAGTTTGAAGAGCTCGCTCATGCGAAAGATGAACGAAGATTAAGGCTGAAGCAAATTGAGCTAACAATCGAAAAAACAAAAAAAGCAGTTCGTGAGGAAAAAGAAGAAGATCTTCATATCATGATCAAAAGAAAAGAGGACGATTCATGACGCCGTTGATTGAAAAAGAAGTCAATCCTCACTTTGAACACTTTTTGTTCGATTGGAATCAAAAGTTTCAGTTTTTAGTAGGCGGTTATGGCTCCTCCAAAAGCTATCACATTGCTTTAAAGCTGATTTTAAAATTGCTTGAGGAAAAACGAACAGCACTTGTCATTCGAGAAGTGTATGATACGCACCGGGAGTCGACCTACTCTCTTTTACAAGAAATCGTCAGCGATCTTGGCATCGATCATCTAGTAAAGTGCCGCAGTTCACCGCTTGCTCTCACTTTTCGCAATGGGAGCAGCATTTTATTTAAAGGACTGGACAAGCCTGAGAAATTGAAGTCGATCAACAACATCTCAATGATTTGGATTGAGGAGTGTTCCGAGGTTTCTTATGAAGGGTTTAAAGAACTGCTTGGAAGGCTGAGACATCCGGTTTTACCTCTTTATATGATGTTATCGACGAATCCCGTTGGTCAGGATAATTGGACGTACAGACATTTCTTTCGAGATGAGCAGCTGAAACGTTTTGTCCTTGATGACGAAACCTTATACAAACAGCGAACCATCGTGATAAAAGATACGTACTATCACCACTCAACAGCAGAAGACAATCTATTTCTTCCTAAAAGCTATGTCAAGCAGCTGGATGAGCTGAAAGAATACGATCCAGACCTTTATCGAATTGCAAGGAAAGGATACTTCGGTATCAATGGCACAAAAGTGTTTCCGCAATTTGAGGTCAGACAGCATGCTGACGTATTAGAAGCGATCGGGCAGATTGAAAGACCGCTGAAACGAGCGGGGATGGATTTTGGATTTGTCGAATCCTACAATGCGCTCATTCGGTTAGCTGTCGATCATGAAAAAAAGTACTTATATATTTATTGGGAATATTACGACCGCGGGAAAACGGATGATGAAACAGCTGTTGATTTGAAAGAATTTGTTGAATCAAAGGAACTGATTAAGGCAGATGCAGCAGAACCTAAAACGATTCACTATTTTCGGCAGCACGGATTTCAAATGGTCGCTGCGCATAAGTTTCAAGGGTCACGTTTGCAATATACAAAGAAAATCAAACGATTTAAGAAAATCATTTGTTCTGATGCTTGCCCTTATACCATCTATGAACTTCAATCACTAACCTATAAGGCAGATAAGAACGGCCGCTTAGAGGAAGATGAATTTCAAATCGATCCACACACATTATCCGCCATTTGGTATGCGCTAGATGATTATGAGGTGACCGATTTGAAACAGACTGCTTCAGAGCGTGTCCGTCCAAACCGAGAGAGGAGGTCCATACAATGAAACAATTAAAAGCAACGATTATGAAGGCCAACATGTCTGATCATACAAAACAAATGTATGAGGATGAATTTTCATACGAAAAAGATGACATTGTCCCCCCGCCCTACCATATCAATGAATTAAAAAGCATGGCAGAATACTCAACGATTCTTCAGCAATGTATAGATGCGTATCGAACAAACATTTTAGGCTTTGGCTTTGGGGTGGAATACGCCTTTGATTTTAATGCGGAAGATGTGAAACCGGTCAAAAAGAAGACAGCCGAGAAGGAATGGACAAGACTCGAAGAGTTTACGAAATACATGAACTATGATGAGTCTGCTGACGTGATTCTTGGTTATGTCCTAGAAGACCGGGAGAAAACAGGAAATGGCTTTTTAGAGGTGCTGCGGGATGGACAAGGAAAGCCGGCAGGAATCGAGTATTTGGATGCACTCCATATCCGCATTTGCAAGCTAGGTGAGCCAGTCGACGTCGAATTCCGCTACACAGAAAACGGCGAATTAAAGACGATGAATCGCAAGAAACGATTCCGAAAATATGTGCAGGTCATCAATGAGAAGAAGGTCTTTTTCAAGGAGTATGGTGATCCGCGCATATTAAATTGTGAAACAGGCAAGTACGATGATGCTACACCAGAACCACTTCAAGCAACAGAAGTCATTCATTTTAAAATTGGCAGTGGGACGTATGGGATTCCCCGCTGGATTGGCAACATCGTCAATATGTATGGCGCACGAAAAGCAGAAGAGCTGAATTATCTTTATTTTAAGCAAGGACGGCATGTACCTGGTGCCATCATTGTCGAAAACGGCATGCTGTCAGAGACTTCTTATCAGCAGCTACAAGATTATATGGATGATATTGAAGGCTCTGACCATGCGCATAAGTTTTTATTACTTGAAGTAGAAGGGCTTCCGACAGAAAAAGGATTAACAGGTGAAGAAGATGTATCAAATGTCAAAGTGAACTTTAAATCCTTGGCGGAAATCCTGCAAGAGGATGCGCTCTTTTTAGAATACGATGAAAAGACGAGAAACAAAATCCGCTCCGCTTTTCGTCTGCCGCCTATTTACACAGGAGAGTCACAAGATTATAACAAGGCTACAGCAGATACCGCGCGAAAAACAACGGAGGAGCAAGTGTTTCAGCCAGAGCGGCATCTTATTACAGGGAAGCTCAATACTCTTTTTCTCCCGGATTTAGATATCTGGCATGTCCGCTTTCTATTAAATGGCCCTGACTTTAGAGATCCATTAGAGATAGCGAAGGTTCTGACACCATTTATTCAGGCTGGGGCAGTATCGCCAAATGATTTACGAGATCTTGCGGGGCGTATTCTTGGTAAGACGTTAGAGGAATGGCCGGAAGAATTCTACCACCGACCTTTAGAAAGCCGCATAAAAACAGCTGATGGGCTGTCTCCATCCGAGTCAAACCAGCTGGAGAAATAAAAGGACGTGAGCTTTTTTGAAAGGGGGTGAACATATGCCAAGGGAATTAAAAAACGCAAAAATTACACATGTTTCCTATGTGGACAAGGCCGCCAACCAAAAGAAATTTTTCTTGATGAAAGCAAAGAAAAAGCAGCCTGACTTTCAAAAAGAAGTCAGTGTCCTGACGAAGGCAGAGGATGCCCATCGCCTCGTATATGGCGTCGTGTATGAACCCAATACACCTGATGCACATCAAGACTTTATGTCGGCCAAAGAAATTGAAAGAGCAGCACACGGTTTTATGAAAGATGCCCGTCACATTGATAAACAGCATGATTTTCAAGACGGTGTTGGCGAAGTCGTCGAATCATACATTGCCCCAGCGGATTTTGAAGTAGGCGGGGAGCTGATTCAAAAAGGATCTTGGGTACTTGTGACAAAAGCATCACAAGATATTTGGGACCAAATTCAGCAAGGCCACATTACAGGCTACTCAATGGCTGGAACAGCAGACATCATCGCAATAGAGGAACACGATCAGCTCCTATCTCAAGAAACGAACGAGAGAGGGCTTTTTTCTTTGCTGAAAAATTTCTTTTTGAAAGAGGAAGGTGCAAATATGCCACAACAATTTTGGAGCGTTTTAGATCATCTGCTGGAAACGTTGCAGTCAAGTGATGGTGATGAGTCTAGCGTAAGAGCGGTACTTGAACAATTGATTCCAATTGTGCAGGATGTGTTGAAAACAAATGATGTCCTCCAAACGATTGGCGAAAGACCAGCATCCGTTCAAAAGCAAGATGCCGGATTAACGACTGATCAAGTACGCGAACTAGAAAAAGCAAAAATGGCCATCGACAACGTTTTACAACAAGCGGATAAACAAGGGACAGATCAAACAGGTGAAGAAGAACCTGTACAAAAAGTGCTGGAGCAAGTGGTTGCGCCAATTCGTCATCAGCTCTCTTCCTTAGAGAAATCAGCAGGCAGAGAAAAAGCAGCGATTCAGGAAGTGCTTCAGCAACAGCTACTGCCTATTTCAGAGCGGATACACTTGCTTGAAAAAGCGCGGGGCATTTCTAAACAAACAAATCACGATACACAAAATGATATGACAAAGCCCATATGGGATGGCTTACTATAAGCCTAAATAAGGAGGAAAAAGTGTGAGAAATCAAGAGTTGATTCGCAAGGCTGAAATGACACTTGCCAGCTTAAAAACAGGCGGTCTCATGAACGCAGCCCAATCCAACACATTCATTAGAATGATGCAAAATACACCAACCGTTTTAAATGATGCACGTATCATTCCAATGGAAAGTGATTCACAAAAAATCGAAAAAATCGGCTTCGGTCAGCGCATTTTACGCCCAGCAGAAGAAGGCAAAGCCCTTGATGCAAAAGACCGTGTTGTCCCAGCGACAAGCACTGTTCAGCTTAATGCAAAAGAAGTCATTGCTGAGATTCATATGACGTACGACAGCATTGAAAACAACATTGAAAAAGACGGGATTCAGCAAACCATTATGCAAATGCTGGCGGAACGAGCGGCAGTCGATATTGAAGAACTGATCGTCAACGGTGATACAACATCACAAGATCCATTTTTAGCTCAAATGGATGGCGTACGAAAACAGGCAGTTTCTCATATTGTCGATGCGAATGGAGCGGAAATTAGCCGTCAAATGTTCAAACAAGCCTATAAAGCGATGCCGTCAAAATATTTACGTGTACCTCAGGATTTCCGTTTTTATACATCCCCAAGTTTAGAGGTCGAGTGGAAAGACCAAGTAGCAAACCGTCAGACAGGTCTCGGAGATGCGGCGATTCAAGGCGGACTTTCTTCTGCATTCGGTGTTCCGGTCAAAGGTCTTGCCAATATGCAGCCATATGATGATGAAGAAGGAACAGACGTATCTGATATTTTACTGACACATCCGAAAAACATTATCGTAGGGTTTTCTCGCAATATTCGCATTGAAGTAGAAAAAGATATTCGCAGCCGTAAGTTTATCATTGTTCTGACAGCGAAGCTCGACAGCAAATTTGAGGAAGAGGATGCTGTAGCCAAAGTCATGAAAGTGAAAGAGTAGGTGACAGCAGGCTATGATCATTTCTGCTGAGGAACTACAAGCCTATTCTGTATTTGATCGCGTGAAAAATCGTTCTGTAGAGAGACTAGCGGCAGATATTATTGAAGCAGAAGCAGCGGTATTTCAAATGGTCGGGCACGATTTTACGCATGAAAAATATCAGCCCATTCCTGAAAAAGCAAGGATCGCCTTATTAAAAATGGCCCAGTATTTTGCCATGCTGAATGATGATGAATCCATGATGAAAGGCTTGACTTCAGAAAAAATGGGTGATTATTCATATGCAAAGGCAGCGGACAAAGTGAAAGGCAGACCTTATGTGTATGCCCTTCTTGTTGATTATATTGAACCTTCATTAACTGGCGGCAGCGCCAATTTAAAGGTGAGATCATTATGAGCTATGATTCTCTATTAACGGATCGCTGTGATCTTTTTCACTTGGAGAATGAGGAGGCAGTCCGCGGCAAATTTGGTATACCAGCAGGGGATCTGCAAACGGATCTCACGTATCCTGATACACCAAGTATGAGAGATGTGGCTTGCTATGTTGTAGAAAAAAGCCAGTCACTCGTGCAAGAAGAACCGAATACCGTCATCTATCAGTCCTATCTCGTCCATTTCCCTTTAGCAAGCGACATTCGTTTGCATGACAAAATGGTGTGGAACGGCATCTCACTCAAGTTGCAGCAGCCAAAAAGAGTGAAAAATCATCACATGGAAGTGATGGCCGTCAGAAAGGAAAACTTATGAAAATTGATGGACTTGACCGGCTGCTATCCCAGCTCCAACAGGCAAATAGTGGCGGCTTAACGGCGCAATATCAAGAGTGGTTACAGGAAATGGGCTTACAGTTTTTAGACATCATTCAAGATGAAATCATCAAAGAAAAGGCTGTTGATACAGGCCGTCTCCTCAATTCCTTTCAAAAAGGTGACAAGGAGAATCACTTTCTCACTTCCCGAGGCGGGCTCACGCTAGAAGTAGGGACACAGCTTGATTATGCCTCTTACGTGAATGATGGACATGCCATTTCTTCAAATGGAGAACGAAGATGGGTGCCTGGCAGATGGAACGGCAGCCGCTTTGAATATGATCCGAATGCCAGTACTGGCATGATGCTTTCATCTCAATGGATTGAAGGAAATGGGTACTGGGATCATGCCGTCATGCTCTATGAACAAATGTTTGAACACTCGCTGGATCGAAAGCTTCAAAGCTGGATCGATCGACATTTTGGGAGGTGATGGAATGAATCAAGAAGTCGGGGCAATCATGCATTATATATACACACACTTTCCTGTGAAAATGTATGATCGTCTTCTGCCAGAGCGTTTCCAAGTGCCATCTGTTTATGTGCCGCCAGTGACTGTCATTAGTGGTCCAGATACAGTGTCTACTTTTATGAAATCTTATTCGCTGCAAGTGAAAGTGTTTCATATGGATACAGAAAAAGCGCATGATGCGGCGGAAACAGTCGTCGATGCATTGCTTGCTGATCGTCAAATCATTCAGATGATCAGTGAAGATGGAGAGGTGCTGGATGATTATGTCCGCATAAAAAGAGTGGAAACAAGAATCATAGATCAAGGTGTAGCAGCGATTGTCCTGACGTGGGATAGCAGCTATTGGTACAACCGAGATAAACAGCCAAGCCTAGAAGATATCAATTTTTCAGATGGGGTGATCAAACGTGAGCAAGACTAAAAAAACACAGCTCGACCAAACAGCGGGCGAAGAAAAAGAATTTGGCTTTTCATTTGAAGCCTTAAAAGAGCACAGCAAGGATCTTTTTGGGGTAAAACCAGAAATCCTTGAAGGTGCTCTTTTTTATATCAAACATCAACCAATTACAAAAACAGAAGCAAAGAAGCACATCGATGCTTTTTTGTCCAAGGAGGTTTAAAGGATGAACGGAGGCACTTTTACACCAGGTACAGAGAAAAAGCGTCCTGGCATTTACTTTAATTTTAAAACAACAGCAGAGCAGCGAATTACTTTAGGCGAGCGAGGAACAGTTGCACTTCCTCTTGTCATGAGCTGGGGAGAACCAAAAACTTTTATTTCCGTTTCCGATATGGAAGACTTAAATAAAAAGGTCGGGCTTAACATTGATGATAAGTCACTTCTTCTTTTCCGTGAAGCGAAGAAAAAAGCGCAAACGGTTTTACTTTATCGTTTAAATGAAGGAGAGCCAGCCAAAGCGGAAATTGCAGAAAACTTTGTGGTCACAGCCAATTATGGTGGTCAAAAAGGAAATGAGATCACCATTCAAGTGGCAGAAAATGTACTCGACAGCACAAAGCGTGACGTCATCACCTATCTTGGAACAGATATTGTCGATAAACAGGTGGTCACAGATGTCAAAGATCTTGTGAAAAACAAATACGTTCAATTTTCTGGTGAAGGTGAAGCGGTCATTACTGCTGGCGCGGCTTTAAGCGGCGGAAAAAACGGTGTGGCAAGTGTCGCAGATTATACAGCTTTCCTAGAAGCAGCTGAAACGGAATACTTTGATGTCATTGCACTTCCAGTCGATAATAGTGAGCAATTAAAAGCGACATTCGCGTCATTTATTGAGCGTTTACGTGATAAGCAAGGACGTAAGGTGCAAGGCGTTGTGGCTAACTATGCAGCTGATCAAGAAGGAATCATCAATGTCACAAGCGGTGTTGTTTTAGAAGACGGAACAGAACTGACGCCTGCTCAAACAACAGCTTGGGTCGCAGGAGCAAGTGCAGGAGCGAATTTTAATCAGTCACTGACCTTTGTTGAATACGAAGGCGCAGTCGATACATTAGAGCGTCTTGATAATGATCAGGTAGAATACCGTTTATCACAAGGAGAGTTTCTTTTCACTTTCGATGCAAGAGACCGCACGGTGAGCGTTGAAAAAGATATTAACTCTTTGACAAGCTTCACGGTTGAAAAGAACCAGCAAATGGCGAAAAACAAAATCATCCGTGTGCTAGATGCAATCAACAATGATTTAACATTTGAACTGAAAAATTTGATTAAATTACGCAAAGCCAATGGCAATGACATTCCAGCATCAGACGACGGTGTGCAGCTTGTGAAAACACTGATTACACAGTATCTCACACAACTTCAAGATGGAAGCGGCATTACAGGCTTTAACTCAGAAACAGATATCGTCATTGGCCTCAATGAAGATCGTGATGGATTTATCATCGATTTAGCAGTACAGCCAGTAGACGCAGCAGAAAAATTCTATTTCAATGTGGAGGTGAAGTAAGATGGCTTTTAAAGCGCAAAATACAATCTCAGGTAAAGAAGGTCGTCTTTTCTTAGAAGGTGAGGAGCTTGCCTTTATCAAAACGTTTGAAGCAAACGTGGAGAAAAATAAATCAGAAGTGAACGTAATGGGCCGCCGAATGACTGGTCATAAAACAACAGGGGCAAACGGAACAGGAACGGCAACATTCTATAAAGTTACGTCACGTTTCGTTCAACTTATGCTCAACTATGTGAAAAAAGGGGAAGATCCTTATTTCACTCTTCAAGCGGTAATTGATGATAAATCATCAGGCCGAGGCACAGAGCGTGTGACATTATTCGATGTCAACTTTGATTCAGCTAAAATTGCTGGACTAGATGTCGATTCAGAGGCACTTGAAGAAGAAGTTCCATTTACATTTGAAGACTTTGATCTGCCTGAAAAGCTGAAGAATTCTTTCTAAGAAATGTGGAGGAAATTAGCTAATTAATTAGCTAAATAAAAACCAAATATGCTATAATGCAAATGTAATGAAAAATGAATGCATTTGTAATGCACATTGCATTCAATAACACACAAAATGATGTTTACATGCAAAGCGATTTGCATACAATAAAAAGAAGCCAGGATGCGCTAACATCCCGGCAATGTACAATGAGGCCCTTCAAGGGGCTGGCTTATCAATTAGATAGTTTTAAGGATAGACTTTCCCTTTCACCTACCAAAGCTCAAGGGGGAGTCTATTTTTTGTTTATATACGTCAACAAAGCAAGGATAAACATCCCGAATAAAAGCATTAGGGAAATCGCTTGGAACGTTGACATGAGCATCACCCCCTTCCTATCGGGGATGAGCCAGACACCCTTGAGCAAGCCGTTCAATTGTACGAGTTATATTATACATGAAAAGATTGGAAAGCACATTCAAAAATGGATGTGCTTTTTTGTATTCAAAAAACAAACAAAAGGGAGTTTTTAAACATGAGCGAAAAACAAACATTTGATCTTTCATTTTTTATGCCAGGACAAACAGTAGAAGCAGAAGAGGTCAAAGTGCCAATTTCTAAGCGTTTTGTTGATAAAAAAGGGAATGTCATTCCTTTTGTCTTCAAAGCGATTACCACGGAACGTATTGATGAACTGGAAAAAGAAAACACCACGTTCAAAAATGTCAAAGGCAGAGGCCGTGTGAAAGACTTAGACAGCCAGCGCTTCTACGCACGGATTGCCATTGAATCGACGATTTATCCAGATTTCCGCTCAAAGGAATTAAGAGAAGCCTACAGCACACAAGATCCAGTTGAAGTTGCAAAACGTGTTTTATCTGTCGGTGGTGAATACGCAAACTGGTTAAACAAAGCCATTGAAATCAACGGATTTGAAGACGAAATTGAAGATTTAGAAGACGCAGCAAAAAACTAATAAAAGATGGGGATAAGGAAGCAGTGTTTTTATATTACGCCATGCATGAGCTTCACTATTCCCCATCAGAACTTCTCGATTTATACGAAGCACCAAGACAATTTAAGGCATTCTTATTCGGACTCATCAGCTACAAGCTCGATATGCTAGAAAAAGAAGCAAAGAAAGGAGGGAAATAAACTGGCGAAGCTCACTGCACGATTTGAATTAGAAGACAAAGTATCAAAGAAGCTGTTGCGCATTCAAAAACGATTTCAAACGTTTGAGAAGCAGCTCAAACCATTTAGAAAACCGGTGAAAATAAGCCTGGAAATGGATGAAAAGAAGCTAAGGAACCTCAATTTATCGATGAGAAGGTTTTCTGTATTATCCATGAAGCTAGATCAAGGAATCTATCGTGATCTCAAATCATTAACAAACCAGCTGAACATGATACCGAAACAGATGGTCATATCGATTCAAGCAAAAGGACTAGATGTCATTAAATCCAGTATAGATCGATTGAAACAATCCGGAACAAGTCCAATGCTGCTGACGTTCAAACTGAATGATCAGTTGTCAGGAAAAATGTCATCAATCAAAAAATCAATCCTTCAGCTCATGAACAGAACGTACTATATGAGATTAAACATGGTTGACCAAGCCACCACTGCCATTCAACGAATCAAAAAGACACTCAAAAGCTTGACAATGGCTAAACATGAGATCAGAGTATCTGTTCAAGACAATGCAAAGAGTAAGTTGAAAAAACGAGATCAGGCAGAGTCAGTTGTGAAAGAACAAAATATAAAAAAAGAACCTGAGGCTGTTAGTCCGCCAGTTAAAACGGATGAACCTAAACAGGATTGGCTCCAGAGCCTTGCTAATAAAGGGTTAAATGAAATTCAAAAATATGCAGGTGATGTTGCAGACAAGGTGAAAGAAAAATTAAGTCCTAGAAAGTTTTGGGACGAAAAGGCACTTCCTTGGGTTGAAAATAAAATGGAAGAGTACAAGCAAGATGTGATCGGAAGAATAAAAGAGAAGATTAAATTTAATCCTGAAAAAAAACTAGATGAATTGGTGACCAATGTATTAGATCGTCTCTTTGGTGCAGGTGATCAATCGAATGGAAGTAGCACTCCAGCGCCAACAACAGCGCCAACAACAGCGCCAACAACGGCACCAACAACAGCGCCAACAACAGCGCCAACAACAGCGCCAACAACAGCGCCAACAACAGCGCCAACAACAGCGCCAACAACGGCACCAACAACAGCACCAACAACAGCGCCAACAACAGCACCAACAACAGCGCCAACATCCACACCATCAAATTCAGCTCCCAATAAGAAATCTAAGCCGCGAGGTGGTAAAGGTTTGTTTCGCAATAGTTGTTGTCCCTGTTGTGCAAGAGGTTTAAGCAGGGGAGGATCTACTAAAACTAAAAATAGAAATGGTCAATCACCAAGACAACCTAGAAATCCAAATGCCACAACAAGAACCGAAATGAATAGAAGACCTCCAAGTAAATTAGGGGATGCGTTGAAAAATATCGGTAAAGGGAGCGGTAAATTATTAAAGAAAGTACCTATTCTAGGCAGTGTACTTAGTGCAACAAATCTAATTGGTATGAAAAAAGAGAATGCTGGTGAAAAGATCGGTGCGACTGGAGGAGGAATCGCCGGTGGAATGGCAGGTGCTGCAGCAGGTGCTGCTATTGGCAGTGTAGTTCCAGGGGTAGGTACAGCCATAGGCGGCTTAGTAGGCGGCATCGCTGGAAGTATGGGTGGAGAATCTATCGGTGAAACAATTGGAAAATGGTTTGATGGTGGTGGATTTGAGAAGATTGGCCAAAAGGCCATTGAAATCAAAGATCAAATTGTTGAAGTGTGGTCTACAGTTGCGGACTGGTTTATACAAAATGTGTGGACACCATTAAGCAGCACGGTTGGCACAGTAGCAACCACAATCTGGTCAAGTCTAGTCAATGCATGGACATGGATACAAGAAACATTCAGTGCAGTTGCGGGCTGGTTTATCGAAAATGTGTGGACACCGTTAAGCGATACAGTTATTACGGTAGCAACCACGATCTGGTCAAATCTAGTCAATGCATGGACATGGATACAAGAAACATTCAGTGCAGTTGCGGGCTGGTTTATTGAAAACGTTTGGACACCGCTAAGCGACACAGTCGTTACGGTAGCAACCACGATCTGGTCAAGTCTAGTCAATGCATGGACGTGGATACAAGAAACATTCAGTGCAGTAGCAGGCTGGTTTATTGAGAATGTGTGGACACCGCTAAGCAGCACAGTTGTCACAGTCGCTACGGGGATTTGGACAGCATTATCAAATGCGTGGAAAACCATTCAATCAATTTTTGGAGCAGTATCCTCTTGGTTTATGAACAATGTATGGAATCCGCTTGTAGAAACGGTTGGAACCATCAAAGATAGCATTGGGAAGAAGTTTGAAGAAGCGTATAAAGTGGTGACAGATATATGGGATGGATTATCCAAATGGTTTAAAGATAATATTCAGACACCGATCGTAAAAGTGGCAGGTGCCATAAGTGATGGTTTTTCTAAAGCATTTAACTGGGTTAAAAAGATTTTTGACAAAGCGGGCGATGGCATTAATTTTGTAGTAAAACATTTATTTGGAGATCCTGATAAAAAAGCCACAGGCGGCTATATCACCCAGCCTACCTTATCATGGATTGGTGAAGCGGGTAACGAATTTGTCATTCCAACTCAAAATAACCGGGGCCGTGGGAAGATGTTGCTTGCACAAGCTGCTTCTCATCTTGGAATGTCTGTTGTGCCAAGCAGCAGCGGAGCAGCAAGTCCAGTTTCTAGCTCTCCAGCTCCAATAACGCCAAATGCTCCAGCAGCTCCAACTGCTTCTGCCGGTTCAATTGGTGGAACGGTTTCAATGAATGGAAACATCCAATCTGCCAGCATAGGTGAGCAATTTAATCATGATTTTGAACAAGGGCTGAATCAAAAGGTGGTTTCACTTGATCAATGGAAGCAAAAAAACATTCAGCAGCCATTTAATCAAATGACATCAGATTCAGGAAAGTACGGACAACAAACGGTATCGGCATTTGCTACTGGCCAGCAAATGACACCAACAGGAACTGATAGCTTTTTGCAAAGTCGTGTAAAAGCACCATACCAACAAGTGATGACAGCATCACCAACTTGGGGTTCTGGAACTGTTAGTGGCTTTGCAACAGGTCAAAATGCCACATCAATTGGCACAAGCCAATACGTAGACCAACACGTCAAACAACCATTCCTGCAAGCCAAACAAGAATCACCAGGATGGGGTTCAGGAATGATCGATGCCTTCAATAGCGGCATGCGTTCAAAAGCAAGTGAAGTCACACAAGCTGCCAAAGAAATGGCGAAGAAAGTGGAACAGGCGTTTAGAGAAGAACTAGACATTCATTCTCCTTCGCGTGTCATGATGAGTCTAGGGAAATTCGCATCGATTGGTGTCGTCAAAGGGCTCGATTCAGTTGATGTGAAAAAGTTTGCTGAAAATCAAGCGGGTTCATTAATCGGAGCGTTCAGCGGTATGGGTGCTTCAGGTCTTAGTGTTCAGCAATGGCTCATGGCAGCTCTGATGGCGACTGGCACATCGATGAGCTGGCTTCCAGGTCTTATGACAATCGCTCAGCACGAATCAAATGGTAACCCGAAAGCCATCAACTTGTGGGATTCCAACGCCAAGAAGGGAACGCCTTCTAAAGGGTTAATGCAAACCATTGGGCCGACCTTTCATTCTAATAAAGGCAAGGGCATGAATGATATTTGGAACCCAATTCATAATGCCGTAGCAGCCATTAACTACATTAAGGGCAGATATGGAACAGTCTTCAATACACCGGGATTACGGAGTATGAGAAGAGGCGGTCCTTATAAAGGCTACGCCAATGGCGGATTGATTACTCAGGAGCAGGTAGCTAGAGTCGGTGAAGGAAACAAACGCGAGTGGATTATTCCAGAAGAAAGAGGCATTCGCGGGAGATATTTATTGACGCAGGCAGCAAAGGCACTTGGGATGCAAGTCTATGATCCATCAAATGCATCTGCTCCTTTACCAGAATCACAGATGCAGCAAGTTACCTCAGCACAGTCAGCTGGGAATACAACAACGTCTGGTAATAAACAAATCACCATCCAGTTTAATGGTGATCAGCATTTCCATAATGGACAGGATCAGCAATCGCTTGTCGAAAAAATTAGACAAATGCTTGTAGACGAATTGGAAGTAGAGCTTCAGACAGGAACGAAAGGGGTCGTGATCGATGGGTAAATCAGTGTATCAATTGTGGATTTCCCAAGGCAAGGAGAAGTTGCGATTCCCTGTGCTTCCATCCGAACTTGAGCTCACAAATAATGTACAAAATGAAACAGTGAAGGTCTCCTCCTTTGGAGAACTGACTTTTATTGATGTACCATCGGCTAAACAAGTATCATTCACCTCATTATTTCCTAAGAAATATTCGCCAATTGCTGAATATAAAAGCATTCCATCACCAGAGAATGCAATAGCGAAAATTGAACGAATGATGCGTTCAAAGAAGTCTGTGCGACTGATTGTGACAGGGACTAAAATCAATATGACGTGCAGCATTGAGAGCTTCACTCACAAGGAAGGGTCTTATGACATAGGTGATCGTGAATTTACGATCGAGTTAAAGGAATATAAAACCGCATCGCCTAGGAAAATCAAACGAAAGAAAAAAGCGAAACAAACCAAAAAGAAAAGACCCTCAAAAACACCACCAAAATTGTACACTGTCAAAAAAGGAGATACTCTTTGGGCCATTTCAGGCCGTTTTTATGGCGATAGTACAAAATGGCGGCGTATTTGGAATGCCAATAAAGCAGCGATGATCAAACGAAGTAAACGGAATATTAAACAGCCGGGACATTGGATTTTTCCAGGGCAAAAATTGAAAATACCACAATAGGGGGGGCTGACATTGATTGAGCTTTTTGCCATCAGAAGCGGCACGATGTATGAGCTTGTCACAGAGAGTGTGACACTTCAGGGGCAAAGGTATCAGGCCCCTCGCTCTATTCAGGCGAACATTATCACAAAGCAAGGCAGCCAAACATATTACCGTGTCTCAGAAGGAGACACGGTTCTTTTTAAATGGAAAGGAAAAGAGCTGTTCAGAGGCATCGTGTTTTCTAGGACGCCTGTTGAAGGAAAGCTGACCTTTACCGCATACGATATGCTCCAATATTTAGTGAAAAACCAAGATGTATATGTTTTTTCAAATCAACGGGCAGATCAAATTTTGAGGCGGATCGGGGCAGACTTTCAAATTCCTATGACATCCATCGCAAATACAGGACATGTCATGAAGTCTCTCGTTTTTAAAAATGACACGAGTTTATATGACATCATTTTAAAAGCATTGAAGGAAACGAAGCGGCAAACCGGTAGAAATTATCAAATTTTTTCTGCTAAAGGCAAGATGGGGCTGAGAGCTTGGCCCGATCCAGAGGACGTGTGGGTTATTGAATCAGGTGTCAACCTCATTGGTTATCAGTACAGCACCTCCATTGAAGAGACAGCAACACGTGTGAAGATGCGCACGTCTGTAGACGAACAGGGCAAGAATAAGAAAAAAGGTAGCAAATCAGATATTGTGGTGATCGAACAGGACAAAGCGGGTCAGAGTCAGTACGGCATTTTACAGCATGTGGAGACGGTCACAGGTCAAATCAACCAGCCGCAGCTTCAAAAAAGAGCGAAAGTACGCCTAGCTGAAAAAAAAGGCGTCAAACAAGAAGTGAAAAGCATACAAGCACTCGGAATCCCTGAACTGCAAAGCGGTTTGCCAATCTATTTGAAAATCCCTGAAATCAACATCAAAAAAACTTACTGGATCGATCAAGACAAGCATGAATTCAATGGAGTGAAGCACACCATGACAATTGACGTCGTTGAGAAAAATTCCATGCCAAAGGGTGATCAAGCATGAGATTAAGTGAAGCAATTAAACGACTCGCTGTCAATGCAGTAGACGCAGCTTCTCCAATTGATCTGGTGATTGGAGAGGTCACAATGGCTTCGCCTCTTCACATCCGATTAAATGAAAATAGTAAGCTGATCATTCCGGAAGAACTGCTTATTTGGCCTAAACGCTTAAATAAGGGTGAGGATGATGAGTTGAAAAGGGGAGACAGCATTATGGTACTTGCAATGGCAGGAGGGCAGTCCTTTTACATCATCGACAAATTGTAAGGGAGGTGATGAACGTGGCACTTTCACCAGAGGAAGAAATCGAGGAAACAGAGGAAGATGAAGAGGTAGAAACCTCGACGACGTATCGCATAGATTTTGAAAATGGCAGGCTGACAAATGAAGCCATTACAGGCATTGAATCGATCCGTCAATTTATTTATATGACATTGCGAACAGAGCGCTATGCACATCCCATTTACAGTCACGATATTGGCACTGAAATTCAGGAGCTATTGACTGATACTGAAGCAACTGATGAATACAAAGAAATGGAGATTCCAAGATTGCTTGAAGAAGCATTGGTCGTTGATGAGCGGATTGATCATATTGAAGAGATAGAGGTCACGAAGCAAAATGATGCCTTTCAAGTCAAACTAACCATTGTCACAGATGAAGGCACATTAGAAATAGAGGAGGTGATGGAGGGAGATGTTTGAGGAGCAAACGTATGAGGCGTTGATGGAAAGAATGCTGGACAGGCTGCCAGATGACATAGATAAAAGAGAAAACAGCGTCATTTGGAATGCCTTGGCGCCTGCTGCTGCTGAACTGGCTCAGTCGTATATTTGGCTTGATCAAGTGTTTGAGCTTGTCTTTGCTGATACAGCACAGGGGGAATTTTTAGATCGCCGAGCGGCAGAAGTAGGGATTGAACGAAAGCCAGCCACCAAAGCGGTGTGGTCCGTAACCATTCAACCAGAGAACGTAAACATTCCAGCAGGATCAAGATTCTTTATTGAAGACGTTTATTTTCAATTTTCAAAGGACGGTACACTAGAATGCGAGACAACTGGTACAGCCGGCAATGGGCAATTAACAGGTCAGCCGCTGCTATCGCTTGATACCATTCCAGGTCTAGAGTCGATGATCATGAAGGAATTGGTGATACCAGGGCAAGAGGAAGAAGATGATGCGTCATTATACGATCGGTATTTAATACGCGCAAGGCGAGAGGCTGTCAGTGCCAACAGAGCACATTACAAAAAGTGGGCCGAGGAAGTGGTTGGTGTCGGCAGAGCGAAAGTGTTCCCGCTATGGAATGGAGAGGGAACGGTCAAAATTGTCATCACAGACGGCAATCTAGATGTAGCCTCTGAGCTTCTTGTCAAAAGGGTCCAGGAGTATATCGATCCTGTACCGGGAGAAGGAGAAGGGCAAGCTCCTATTGGCTCAAAAGCAACTGTGGAAAGCGCCAAGTGGCTGGATATTGACGTAGAAGTGTCCGTCGAACTTCAGATGGACTGGACACTTGAGGGTGCGCAAAAAGAAATAGAAGAAAAGGTCAAAGCACTGTTAAAATCAATCGCATTTGAAAAAAGTACGATTCGAATGTCCGCTTTAAATGATATTTTGTACCATTCAGAGAGTGTGTCCGATTATGCAAACGTCTTATTGAATGGGGAGTCAAAAAACTTAGTATTACAGGACATTGAGATACCACGTCTGAGGCAGGTGAAGGTTATTGAGCAAACTTGATGAAATGAAAAACTACTTGCCGCCATATTTCACAGAGATTTATGATGTGGATCATTTACTAAAAACGGAGGCGCCAGAGTTTGAACAATTGGACGAATCCATTTTTGATGTAACGGATCAGTTCTTCCCTTTAACAGCGACGTGGGGATTGAATCGGTGGGAGAGAATGCTCAAGGTGCAGCGAGAGTCAGATGATTCGATTGAGCTGCGCAGGGCACGATTACTCAATATGATGTCGAACATTCCACCAATTACGTATCTTTCATTAGAGAAATCTGTGAATCGATTTCTTAAAAATCCAAGTGCGATCATCCGTCTTACAGTCAACCGTTATCATTTTGCATTGCGTGTCAACCTAGATGACCTGCAAAACACAAGATATATCGTCGAAATACTCGAAACGTTAAAGCCAGCACATTTGGCGTATACGTTCACCGCCATTCATCATACAGATGTTCATGAAAAAAATGATCATCACCAGCGGCTCACACTGCGAAGCAGAGTGGGCTTTTTCGATCATATTCCAATTTTACTCAATGGTGAATTCGTATTAAATGGAACGTTCTATCTTAGCGGGATACGAGGTGCTACGGAGGTCCCAGCTCGTTTTCGGCATTCATTAAAGATGAGAATGCCGCTTCAACAAGAGAAAGAAACAGCATATCGTATGAATTATGTCATGACTGGAGCATCTCATGAAACGAAGCAAGCAGCTACGCTGACTTTTCGCGCAAAGAACCAGCTTTTACATCAAACAAAAAAGAGGATGACGTTCCGCTTACCAGTACATGTTCAAAATGAACAAGGCGGCAGTTTACTGATTAAGGAGCATTACTGGATTCTCGATGGATCCGTTCCACTTGATGGATCAAAAATGCTAGCAGCAACTTCTAAAAAAATAGACCTATAAGGAGGATCACAATGGCTGATCAATTAACCGTAACCACACTATATGCACGTCAACAAATGGCAAAGGCACGAGCAGAAGGAACAAAACTCACAAAAGTCGTCAAAATGGCGTTCGGAAGTGGAGGAACAAAGGATGGAAAACCAATCTCTCTTGACGGAACCGAACAAGCACTCAAAAAAGAACTGATTCAAAAAAATATTGACTCGTTTACCTTCATGGAACCGGCAAAAATCCGCTACACCTGCACCATCGCTGAAGGAGAACTCGCAGGCGAAGTCATCAATGAACTAGCCCTTGTCGACGAAGCGGGCAAATTCACCGCCATCCGAACCATGACAGACAAACAAAAAGACGGCGACATCGAATTTGTTTTTGAGATTGATGATATTTATTAATGGAGGGGAAAAGAAGTGGACATAAAATCACCTTTACCGTTTGAAACCTCTGACAAAGCCCATGCCAACTTATTTAACCGGATGGTCAACACACTTGTGGAGAATGACAATGCGCTCAGTCAACAAATAGCAGGGATCACGAATGAAAGTTTATTCAAATTAACAGGCGATCAAGCCATTCAAGATGCATCAGTCAGCGGCGAGGAATATCCAATAGGTATTACGTTTATGGATATTGGACAAGCGAATGATACCGGTTATCCTACGAGATTTGGCTTTGTGAAAAATGAAAAATATAGTAACTTTCGATTTATTCAATATTACTATGGAACTGGAAACGAAGCAGGCAGCTATTTTGATAGTACAGGTACGTGGTGTCGTCACTGGTGGACGGGGTCTGGCTGGACTGAATGGCACAAAATCTCAGGGTTTTGTCATGCCAATATAGGTACAACTGGAAAGCAGTTATTAACCAAAGGAGAGTATCAAAAAGTCCTTTTTAATCGAAAAATTAAAGACAGTCATAACAATTTTGATATCAAAAATAATCGGTTCATCTGCCCTGAAAACGGAATGTATTCAGTGAATGCAGGTGTTTATATTGAAAGCTTTCAACGATACGCGAACTTTGAATTATCGATCTATTTGAATGGAAAAAGATATAAAAATATTGCTCACCATAGACAAAGCCCTGCAAGCCCATCTGATACATTGAGCTTAAGTACCGGGCTTTATGGTGCTGCCAATGTGCCAGCGAATAAGGGAGACTATTTAGAAATGTACCTATATGTAGGGTATGACGGAGACGTTAGTCGATATGTGTCGGAAAATTCAGGCTGGTACAACTATTTCGACATTACAGAAATAGGCGGACGAAATTTCCCGAGAGTATAGGAGGATTCTGATGATTTTATATGAAGCCATTAAGTATAAATACCCCGATGCAGACCCGCAAAAAGATTTTGAACTTAGAAATGACGGAGACGGTTCGTATATAAACGAGTGGCATCTAGATGTGCCCGAGCCAACGGTAGAAGAATTGAAAGAATGGTGGGAGGAATGTCAAATCAATCCAAGATATCAACCACCTCTGCCGCTAGATTATCTAGCACAAGAAGTAGCTAAAGAAAAGCTAATGAGAAAACAGCTTGAACATCAATGTGATCATTTAACAAGCGAACTAAAGAAGCTAAAAAATGAGATCCTTTTATTTAAAGGAGATAGTGAATCATGAATTATTGGGTAATGGCATTATATTTTAAATGGGTGACCCCTGAATTGGTCAAACAAGCAGTCGAACTAGGTGATTGTTCAATGGAAGATTTAAATGAAGGATATGAGCAAAGAATTCTTACTCTAGAGCAGCTGAAAGAAATGGCACCAAGCATCAAAGAAAGGGAGTGAAAATTGAATGGAAGTAAAAGAACCAAAGCCTTTTGAAGTAAATGATAAAGCACATGCTGATTTGTTTAATGACATGGTCAAAGTACTTCTTGAAAATGATCATAGATTAATAGAGCAGTTCTTAAAACATACAAATGATGCGAAAGTACACGCATCTGAAATAGAAAAGAAAAAATGGAATGATTCACAGAGCTATAAAATCACAGCAGATAGTGGAAGACAGCTGATCAATGTGTCAACTGATGGAAGAATATTTGATGCGATAAAAGATAAAGGAACTTGTACATTTTATGCAGCTGCTGGTGTGGAGGATTCCCCGGCTTCATCGAATGTTTCAATCAGGGGACTGCAGACAGTAGGACAAGAAAATATCGGCACTGGCTTTGCGGTGGATAGTTCTGGGATTGCTTATTCCTTTTATTATCAGACCGGTCATACATCGATTACTTGGACAAAGCTGCCTACAGAAAGCGATAGAAACAGGTGGGATAACGGTCAATTAGTAAAAATCACTCAAGATAATGGAAAGCCCTTTTATCATGGATTTTCTAGCGAGACAGACTACAATACCCTTACTGAGACAGGGATGTATCTCATATATAATACAGGAGTAAACGGTCCCTCTTCTTCCTTGAATCGAGTGTTTTTATTGGTCATGAGTTATGGCAATACATTAGTTCAAATAGCTTATGAATCTGTTTATGGGAAGAACACCTACTTTAGAGTTCTTAAACACAATGCAGAATCATGGACACCTTGGGAGAAGCAAATAACGCTTTCCGATTTATTAGATGGTGCTTGGGAAACACCTAAAGAAATTAAAGGCAACTGGCAAGAATATGATCCTGTTAATTTACCAGTTAAATATCGAAAGAATCTCTTAGGGGAAGTCGAGATCGTAGGTGCGATAAAAGGTGGGATTTTAGGAAATAATCCAGTGTTTAACTTGCCTGCACCATATCGGCCGCAGCAAGCGATGCATTTTATAGGAGTTGCTTCAAGTATAGGGACACCAGGAGTACCTCAATTTCATCGTACATTAATAGATAAGAATGGAAATGTATGTGTGCAGTCTTCTTCAAATAATGCCAATCCCACTGAGTTTATTACATTTGGTTTTAAGTTCAGTACAAGATAATGTAATAAAACTGAAAGGTGAAAGGAGAATCTGATGGAGATAAAGACACCTCGTATTTTCAAAACCAGTGACAAAGCCCATGCGGAACTGTTTAATAACATGGTTAAAGTAATTCTTGAAAATGATGCTGGACTATTGGACCAAATCAATCAACACAAAAATGACACAACATCTCATGCAGCTGAAACAGAAAAGCAGAAATGGAATCAATCCCAGCTCTATAAAATGACGAATGATAACGGGGCCCAGTTGGTTAATATCCCTGCTGGCGGGAGTATTTATAATGGAATTAAATCTTTAGGTGCCTGTTCATTTTATGCGCCAGGAGGTTCTGGAGTAGTCGATTCTCCCGCAATCGGGAATGCGGCTTTAAGAGGCTTTCAGTTAGTAGGTCAAAATAACATCGGTGTAGGAATTGCAATTGATACATCGGGCAACGCATTTTGTTTTTCCTATCATGTGAATGATGTCGGAATCAACTGGCTTCAATTACCTACTCAAAATGAAAGAAATAAATGGGATGCAGGACAATTATCTAAAATTACTGCTGATGACGGAAGGGCTTACGAAAGAATTAATGCAAATGATCCTAGTATTTTAGATAAGCTCACAAAATTACCAGGCGTCCATTCGTGGTATATCCATGAAGCACACCCTGATCTGCCAACAAGAAGTTCTATGAGAGCCTTATCTGTTTTTAGTGAAAATACCTATGGCTGGATTATAGGGGCAAATAATACAGGTGATATGTACATCAATCGATCAACGACTGATGTCACGGGCACTCAGCAAGAATGGAGCGGGTGGAAGAGGCTGAACGATCATCCATTATTAAATGCAAATGGAACTAGAATGCTTATTCCAACTGGCACAGATATACTCACCTTGCCCTCTGGTTTTTATTATGTCTCTGGAACGAATGCAGTGAATATGCCAACGACGACCGATGCCTCGTGGTTTAATGTAGATATTCTAGAAGCAGCCGGTAAACGTAAGACTCTTCATATCATTAGAAGTTATGACAATATGCATTGGTTTGGAACAGTGCATACTGATGGTGTTTTTACTGGCTGGAAACGTTTGTTAACCGACACAGAGAAAATAGAATGGAAGTCCCCAACCACTCTATTAAACGGATGGAAACAATATGGCACTCAAAAAGTGCAATTTTATAAGAATCCATTTGGAGAGGTGGAGTTAATTGGAGCTATGACAGGAGGTACTATAGGTTTTGAAGTACCTGCTTTCACATTGCCAAGTGGTTATCGTCCTATACAGGGGATGCATTTTATAGGGGTAGCATCAAGTATTGGTGCTGCTTCAACACCGCAAACACACAGGACACATATTAATACTGATGGTAATGTGTATATACAAAGCGTTTCCAATACGACAAATACAAATGAATTTATTACTTTCGGCTTTAAATTCATATCGGCACAGGAGGGATAAAATTGAAATGGATATATAAATACGATGATAAATTCAATTACATCCCGGGAGAAGAAATAGAAATTGAAGAAGGCGAAGACATCCTAAAAGGGCATACAGATGTAAGACCTCAAGATGGTTTGTATAAAGGTAAATACAATGAAGAGAAAAGGGCATGGTATGAGTCGGCAACTCTAGAATACATTGATCACTTTCAGGTAAAGCCGCTGCCAACATCAGATATGGATCTATTAAAACAGCAAAACGCCGATTTGCTTGAGCAGCTGGCCGAGTCAGAAAAGAGAGCAAAAGAACAATCAAAAACAACATCAGAACTTGTCATGCTGCTGACTGAAAAGGGGGTTATGTAATTGGATTGGTTCCGTAGTATTTCATTGTTCTATCAATGGAAGTGTTATGAAAATGAAGATGTAGCAAAATTTGTTCGTTTCGAGAAGATTACGCCGGAACAATACAAAGAAATAACAAACGAAGAATATGCAACTAACGCTGAATAGGCGTTTTTATTTTGCCTTCTTTTAGAATGTGCAAAGTGAGGGAGTAGGTGAGTGTAGTGGAAATGGATTTGACTCAATATTTAATGACACAAGGACCGTTTGCGGTGTTGTTCTGTTGGGTGCTGTTTTACGTATTAAACACAACAAAGGAAAGAGAAAACAAACTCAATGAACAAATCGAAGCGCAAAATGATGTGTTAGCAAAGTTTAGTGAGAAGTATGACGTCGTGATCGACAAGCTCGATAAAATTGAACGGAATTTAAAATAGGAGGAAAACATCATGAAAACATTCGATAAAGGCACTGTGATTCGCACAGTGCTTCTTTTTATTGCGCTTATCAACCAAACGCTTGTCATGTTTGGACAAACAGTGCTGCCGATTAGCGAGGAGCAAGTGCAAACCGCAGGAGAGGCACTATATGTGGCAGGTTCCACAATTTTCACTATGGTCACTGTCGTGATCGCTTGGTTTAAAAATAATTATGTGACCTATAAAGGTCAATTGCAAAAAGATGCCCTGAAACAAAGAGGGTTAACAAAATAATTTTTAAAGGAGAAACAATATGGTGAAGATCATTCAAGCACTCATCCCAAAACAAAATCGCAACAGACCAGGAAACAGGATGAAGCCGCTCTATATTACGGTGCATAATACATCGAACACTGGACGGGGGGCTGATGCGGCAAATCATGCAGCATTTGTTGCTCGGGCAAGTACCGGGGTTAGCTGGCACTACACGGTCGATGATCAGGTCATTTATCAGCATTTACCTTTAAACGAAAATGGCTGGCACGCAGGAGATGGCAGGGGAACCGGCAATATGAAATCAATTGGAATTGAAATTTGTGAAAATGCAGGCGGTGACTTTGAACAGGCTGTTAAAAACGCCCAATGGCTTATTCGGAAACTGATGGGGGATTTAGGAATTCCTTTATCTAACGTGGTGCCACATAAGCATTGGAGCGGGAAGGAGTGTCCGCGTAAGCTGTTAAATCGGTGGGATGGCTTCAAAGCTGGTATTGCACCAGCATCTACAAGTCAAATGACAACAGCTAAACCTGTGAAAGAAACATCTATCAAAACCATATCAACGAGATCAACATCTAAAACCAACAAGGTCAAAAAAACATACAGTTTGCCTGCAGGTATTTTAAAAGTGACGAAGCCTCTTACAAAAGGGTCAGCTGTAAAAGCTGTACAACAAGCCTTAGCATCGATTTATTTTTATCCTGATAAGGGAGCGATCAATAATGGAATCGATGGGTACTACGGACCCAAGACTGCGAATGCAGTGTCTCGATTTCAAATGATGCATGGGTTAACCCCAGATGGCATATATGGTCCAAAGACCAAAGAAACATTAAGAAAGGTCATAGAAAGTTAACACATATGGAATGAATCAACCCTTATCTATTATAAAAAAGTAAAATAAAACCATTTTTGGCGTTATTTGTTGTATAATGGTAAAAATGAATGGAGGGGTTGTATGAAGCGGATATGTGTAATGATGTCTCTTTGTTTCATTGTCATGTTCCATTTTAATATGGAAAAGGTTGCAGCTAAGACCATTTATCGAGAAGTAGAAGTTGATTTCATCATGACGGAACAGGAAAAAGATCTGTGGGTACCAGGAGGTCAAAATAATCCTGAACAATATCCATCTACTTATGGCTACCAATTTTCTATACTAAATGCAGAGGGTTGTACTTTAGAGGTGACACTCTACAGAACATCCTTATCAGGAACGGATTTTCCGTCATCAGTCAAAGAGTATACAGGTAACCAATATGATCTAAGTGCAACAGACCGAATTTTATCAAGTGGGCGCTACATTTATAGACCCCATGGTATTAAACTGACTAAAAAAGAAGGCTGTGGGGATGTTGAGATAAAAGGAGTCTTTGGTTATCAAATTCAAGAACCAGACAAATAA